AATATGGGATATGGTCAAATTATTCAAGCATATACTTCTACAGAAACTGGTGTTGAAGTAACCAACACGTATTATCATGTTTATAATGATATATATGGTGGTCCAGTTGTTATGGATAAAACTTCCGGAACAAACTCATCTGTTGCGGATGCCGGTCCTTCATTTTGGGGAGTTGGTTCAAACATAGGTATAGATTTTTTAAATGGTGTTGCTGGTATATCAGGTCTCAGAAAATTAAAATATTGTGATGGATGTTCAGATGGTAATGGTCTTGATAAACCGGTCGTTGATAATTTTTCAAAAAGATTTAGAAAAGTAGAAGAATTAGTTTTAGGTAATAATCTTTTGGAAGGATTTCTTTTTTATGATCTTGAATTACCTAAATACTCTAATGTTTTTCCTGCAATCAAAAAAGATGATGGTGTTAATATTACTTATCAATTTAAAGATGTTAATACGGGAGCCGATTTAACGCCTGAAGATGTTGCCACAATTACGCAAAAACCAGTAATTGAAATTGAAGAATCCGTTGATACCGCCCCTATTATTAAACCACAAGAAGGTGAAAATACAGTTATTACTTCATGTTGTGATGAATCAATTTCTTATGTGATTTCGGGGAAATACACTATAGGGGAGATTTTACAAATAGAAGGATTGACAGAATCAATTTGTTGGTTCATTGAATCATTAACTAATGATTCACCAAATTTACCTTTTGGAACTTCAATTGTCGATAAACAAAGAAGTTGCGAGGCTTGTGTTAAATTAAATCCATGTCCCACATCTTGTGAAGATATTGATTTATCTTATTCTGAGAATGCATTTGATGTTTGTTATATGGGTCGAAAACGCGGCACGTTCCAAGTTAATTGGAAAAGTGGTGAACTCTTTATTAATGGTGAGTGCGGTAATAAATATGCGGAAATTGGTTATTATTCTAACGGTAAAAATATTTATTATTGGGATCAAAAATCTTTTACAGAACAAGGTCCTTGTGGTGGTGGAAGTAATAATTACACCATTAGATATTGTTGTGATGAATTTGCGGAAACTGTTGATGCCGGACTTAAGGGTCTAACCCCTGGTACATTTGTTTATTTCTCGGCAGATGATAGTGACACTTATCCAGTACCTTGTTGGTATGTTGTTGGTCCATCACCTAAAAGTGTATCTATTACAGGTACATTCACGGGAGCCGTTTATGAAACTTGTAAAGATTGTACTAAACAAACTGGTAAATTTTGTTAAGGTTAATTTAATTAAAACATTTGTCTAATTCAAAAATTATATCTATATTTGCATAGATAAATAAATTTACTGTTATGAAAACATTTAAAGATTTAGAATTTGAACTAATTAATGATACTCCGTTTATGGTTGGTAAAAAATCCCGTATGCATTTTGACAATGGGTTTGGTGTGTCTGTCGTATCACACACCTATTCATATGGGGGTCGTGATGGTCTTTATGAGGTTGCGGTTCTTGATAAAAATGGTGAACTCACATATGATACTCCTGTAACAAATGACGTAATTGGTTACTTGAGGGAAAACGGAGTTACTAAAGTTATGGAAGAAGTACAGGAATTAAAATAATGGTATAGTCAAGTGGCGGAATTGGTAGACGAGTCCCCCAAATATGGGATGGTAACAATAGTTATCGTGTAGGTTCGAATCCTACCTTGACTACTTTTGGTCTCTTAGCTCATTCGGTTAGAGCAACTGACTCATAATCAGTAGGTGGTTGGTTCGATTCCAACAGGGACCACATAATAGATCTAATGCTAAAAAATAATAGATCTACGCTAATTAACTGTTAATTGACTACACTTAAACACGTATATTTACGTTATTATATAAAAATAAGTTATGGAAGGAGAAATAATTTTAGCGTTGGCAATACCATTTTGTTTGGTTGTGTATGTGGTTTATAGTTACTTAACCCATAAAGAAAAATAAGAGTTTCATAATTTTTGTCGTATTTATAGATAACAATAAACTATAAAAAACAAAAATTATGAAACTAACTAAGGATCAAGTTTTGGGAATTACAAGACACGCATTGACATTTGTCGGTGGTATTTTAATCATGAAAGGTCTTGTTGATGAAGCTTTATTTACCGAGATTTCAGGTGGTGTTATGACATTAGTCGGTGCCGTTTGGTCTATCATTGCTAAAAAACAAGCTTAATTATTAAATAATCATTTATTTAAACCCACTCACAAGGTGGGTTTTTTTTATTTACGGAATATTTATTAGTTATATGAAAATTATTATAACAGAATCGCAGTTAAAATTAATAACCGAAGATACTTTATCGGATGATGAAGGGTTTAAAGATCTCGTGAAAGGATGGGAAGGAAAAGTAATTGATCCTGTAACCAAAAAACATATAACATATGATGATGTTACAATGAAACCCGTTACATCTCCCAAACAAATTCAAGGAACCATGACGATTGGGTATGGAACCACTAGAGCTATTTATCCCCAAATGAAAGTTGGAGAACGAATTTCTGATGGTAGGGCAAATCAATTGTTGGAATTAGGGATCAAAAAAGTAGAAAATGAGGTTAGAAGATTAATACCAAAGTATGATCAATTCCCAAGATATGTTAGAATGGCATTATTAAATGCCAAATATCGTGCAGATTTAGGTCCGGCAACAATAAAATTAATTAATCAAAACAAGTGGAGTATTGTTTCTAAAGAATATTTAAACCACTCAAATTACAAAAATCCTGGTAAGTATCCTGGTGTTGTGAAAAGAATGAAATCAAATGCTGATGCTTTTGATAGATATGCTAAAGAGTTAAAAGGCGTTAAAAGTCCAGTTGTTAAAAAACCTGTTGTTAAAACTTCGGAAACCGAAAAACAAAGGTGTTTGAGAATGCAACCATTAGAGGCAGCAAAAAGACCTGAATGTGATAAGTACTTCAAAAGTAATTACCATATGAATTATGGTTATGATTTCTCAAAAGATTTTTATGTGGTTAAATATGGTGATACTCTTTCGGGTATTGCGGCAAAACATGGTAAAAATCTAACTGTGGATAAATTAAAAAAATTGAATAACCTTAAATCGGACACTATTAGGCCGGGACAAAAAATAAAATTGAGATAAAAAATATAAAAACTCTATAATTTTTTATTAGATGTTTTATAATATAGTATATTTATAAATTATATGTTTGAAAATTTAACAGGTATTGTAATTGCGTTCATCACAGGAGTTGTTGGTCCAATCCTTGTTCTTTATATCAAGAGCAAATTAGAGGGTAAAAAAGAAAAACCCGATATGGTAAAAGAAACTCTTCGTGTAAGTGAGTTAGTGACTTCAAAAATAGAACATATAAAAGAAGAATTTGATGCCGATAGAGTTTGGGTTACTCAATTTCACAATGGAGGTAATTTTTATCCAACAGGCAAATCAATGGCTAAATTCTCAATAATGTATGAAACGGTAAATCCTGGTGTTGGATCTGTCCAAGGAAATTTCCATAATATTCCCGTTAATTTGTTTTCAAAATCAATTAACGAATTATTAAGTAATGACGTAATTGAAATACCTGACTTTAAAGATGAAACTGTTGCAACGTATGGTTTGAAATATATTGCGGAAGATACGGGTTGTAAATCAGGTTATTTATTTGCAATTAAATCAATTGACGATAAGTTTATTGGTACTTTAGGTTTAGATTATACTAAACGTAAGAAAAAGTTGGATATGGAATCTATTAACCATCTCCAAGTACGCGCATCTTCTCTTGGTGGCGTATTAATGACTCACTTAGAACAATAATTTGGTAATTAGAAAAATATTTATATCTTTGTGGTATGAATATATTTTTTTTAGATTACGACACGAAGAAATGTGCTGAATATCATTGTGATAAGCACGTAGTAAAAATGATCCTTGAGACGGCTCAACTTTTATGTGGGGTTCATCATTTGACGCCGCGGGTGGCGGGGGGGGGGGGGGGGGGGGGGGGGGGGGGGGGTGGGGGGGGGGGTGGGG